AATCGGCCAACGAATCGGCCAACGAATCGGCCAACGAATCGGCCAACGAATCGGCCAACGAATCGGCCAACAAACAGCCGGCCTCCAAAGGCAAAACGCCCCCACTGCCGCCCAAGCGTCCGATTACCGTCGCCGCCGAGCAGGTCGCTCGAGCGAACAAAGCGGCGGAGGCCGCCAAGGAAAAGCAAAAGAAGCGCGAGAAGCGGTATGGGTACTTCGACAAGGAAGACCCGAACGGCTTCTTCAACCGCCTCTTTGGCCGGGAGAACGTCGACTATTCGTACCCCGGCGACGACATGAACCCGTAGGAGGCCGCGATGGCTGACGGCACAGTGGCCCAGGAGATGCTGCCCTCGCGCAAGAAGAAGCGCCAACGTGTGGGTCGGCCTACGGGGCGTTTTTCCAACGCCGGGCGTCGTCTGTACGAGACGCCGAACGGAGAGCTCGTGTCCGAGAGATCGATCACGATGAAGAACAGCGACGGCATGTGGATGAACGCGCCGTCCGTGTACGACGGCTACGAGCTGGGTGAGGCGGAGGTGATGGACATCTTGCAAAAGAACAACTTCGTCGACCCCGAGACGGGCTCTCCCGTCGAGACGTTTCGGACGCTTGATGAGGCGCTGGACGCCGCCCGGAGGCGCTCGGAGGGTCTGATAGATTGATGCGAGACATCACCCCGGAACAGGCGCTGAAGGCCTTCGAGGCCATGACTCCCGAGCAGCAGGAGAGGCTGTTCAGGGAGACGGACGCGCTTGCCGGGAAGATGCCGTGGGTGCCGAACGCCGGGCCGCAAACCCAGGCTTACTACTCCAAAGCCGACCTGCTGCTATACGGCGGACAGGCCGGGGGCGGAAAGAGCGAGTTGCTGCTCGGTCTTGCAATGACGGCGCACCGAACCAGTCTTCTGATGCGCCGCGAGTACGTCGCCCTTGGCGGCTTGCTGGACCGGACGCAGGCCCTGCTCGGCAAGGCCCACGTCCGGGTTGCGCCGCCGCCGCGCGCGGAGACGGAGGACGGCCGCGTACTGCTGTTTGGCGCAGTGCAGCAGCCGGGCGACGAGCAGAACTTCCAGGGCCGGGCGCGCGACTTCCTAGGCCTCGACGAGGCGACGCAGTTCCTAGAGACCCAGGTGCGGTTCCTCATGGGCTGGGTGCGTACGGCCGACGAGACGCAGCGGGCGCGGACGGTGCTGGCGACCAACCCGCCGGTCGACGCCGCCGGCGACTGGATCATCGGCATGTTCAGGCCGTGGTTGGATCTGACATATCCGCCGGAAAAGAAGGCCGAGAGCGGCGAGCTCCGGTGGTTCATCACCGACCCTGACGGCGCCGACGTCGAGGTCGACGGCCCGGCGCCGATCGAGCGTGACGGGCAGACATATCTGCCGAAGTCGCGGACGTTCATTTCCGCGACTTTGGCCGACAATCCGTACCTCGTGAAGACGGGCTACCAGTCAACGCTCGACGCCCTACCGGAGCCGCTGCGCTCCGCGGTGCGCGATGGCAACTTCATGGCCGCCCGTCAGGACGCCGAGTTCCAGGTCATCCCTTCCGAGTGGGTGCGCGACGCGCAGCAGCGCTGGACGCCAACGCCGCCGGAGGGGGCGTTCATGAATGCGATGGGGGTCGACGTGGCGCAGGGCGGCGCGGACGAGACCGTCATCTCCCGCCGGCGCGGCTTCTGGTTCGAGCCGCTCGTGGTCGTACCTGGCAAGCAGACGCCCGAGGGGTCCGACGTCGCGGCCTTGGTGACCAAGTATCGGTATCACAACGCTACGGTCGCGATCGACATGGGCGGCGGCTACGGCGCCGCGCCGCGCGAGCACCTCGAGGCCAACGGCGTCCCGGTCAAGAAGTACAACGGCGCCAACGCTAGCGGGCGGAAGGCCAAGGGAACGGAGCTGAAGTTCTCGAACAAGCGGGCCGAGTCGTGGTGGCGGCTGCGCGAGGCGCTCGACCCGAACCAGGACGGCGGGTCGCAGATAGCGCTGCCTGACGACCCGGCTCTGGCCGCCGACCTCACGGCTCCGACGTTCAAGGTCACGGCTCAGGGTTTGAGGGTCGAGGCGAAAGATGATATTCGTAAGCGCTTGGGGCGCTCGACCGACCGGGGGGACGCGGTCGTCATGGCGTGGGCGGTGGGGGATAAACCGCTTACGCCATCGGAGCAGTTTCGAAATTTCGCGGAGCCGAAGACCCGGCCGAAAGTGGTCCTAGGCCGCGCCGCGCAGAAAAGGGAACGCAAATAATGGGTGGACTTTTTAATACGCCGAAGCCGCCTGCGCCGCCGCCGCCGGTGGAGTCGCCCGACCCAGAAGACCCGTCGCGCCGCGCCAATCAACGCCGCGCCGCAGCGATGGAGCGCCGCCAGAGCGGCGTCGCCTCGACCGTGCGGCCCGAAGCCGGCGGTTCTCTAGGAAAGTCGACGGTAGCGTCGACCTATCGCTGACATGGACGGCGCCAAGATCATACAGCGCGGCGACCAGCTCTTTGAGCGCCGGGCGCCGCTGTTGTCCTTGTGGCAAGACATGGCCGACAACTTCTACGTCGAGCGCGCCACGTTCACGCAGACGCGCTCAATCGGCACGGGGTTCGCGGATCACCTGATGACCGGCTACCCGCCGCGCATGCGGAAGGAGCTGGCCGACGCCATCGCCTCCATGCTGCGCCCCGCAGGGCGCAGTTGGTTCAACATCAGCCTCGGCGACGTGGACGGCGTCCCGCGCGACGTTTTGGTCATCCTCGACCAGATGCGGAAGATCCAGTACCGGGCGATGTATGACCGGGTGGCGTTCTTCACGCGGGCGACGAAGGAAGCCGACAACGACTACGCGACGTTCGGCAACGCCGTCATCTCCGTCGACAAGATAGACGAGTCACGCCTGTTGTATAGGTGCTGGCACCTGCGCGACTGCGCCTGGGCCGAGGACCACACCGGCGCCATCTGCGAGCTGCATCGCTGCTGGAAGCTGACGGTCGATGACCTCATCTCGCTGTTCGGCTCGCAGGTGCCGGAGGAACTTCGCGCCCGCTCGGCGGAGCTCCGCCGCGAGGAGGTGGAGTGCCGCCACGTTGTGATGAAGGCGAGCCGCTATGAGGGCAAGACGAACCGCGAGTGGGTGTCGCTGTACGTCCTGAAGGGCTACGGCGATAAGGTTCTCGAGACGGTCGGCCGCGACTATTTCGGCTATGTCGTGCCGCGATGGCAGACAGTGAGCGACAGCCAGTACGGCTACAGCCCCGCCGTCGTCAGCGCCCTTCCCGACGCCCGCATGATGCAGGACATGGTTCGGACGCTTATCGAAGCGGGCGAGAAGGCGGTCGATCCGCCCATGCTCGCCGTGCAGGAGGCCATCCGGGGCGACATCTCGGTGTTCCCGGGCGGCGTGACCTGGGTTGACGCCGAGTATGACGAGCGTCTGGGCGAGGTTCTCCGGCCGATGACGCAGGACAAGAGCGGCCTGCCGTTCGGCATGGAGATGAACAACCAGGTCCAGATGCAGATGGCGGCGACGTTCATGCTGAACAAGCTGACGCTGCCGGAGGCCCGGTCTGGCGTGACCGCGTTCGAGATCAGTCAGCGCGTGCAGGAGTACATCCGGCAGGCGATGCCGCTCTTCGAGCCGGTCGAGCAGGAATACAACGGCGCGCTCTGCGAGGAGACGTTCCGCGTGATCCGGTCCATGAACGGCTTTGGCCCGCTGGAGCGCATGCTTCCGCCGGAGATGATGCGCTCCGTGAAGTTCCAGTTTACGTCGCCGTTCACGTCGGCGGAGGACCGTGAGGCCGTGGCCCAGTATCAAGAGGTTCTCGGCATGGTGTCGCAGCACGCGGCGCTCGACCCGCAGGTCGTGGCCGAGATCGACGCCACGTCCATGTTCCGCGACGCGGTGCGCGGCACCGGCGCGGCGCCGTACTGGCTCGCGTCCGAGCAAGCCGCCGCACAGAAGCGGCAGATGATCGCCCAGCAGCAGCAGATGGCTCAGATGGTTCAGATGGCGGCGGCTGGCGGCGAGGCCGCCAAGTCGGTCGGTGAGGGCGGCAATGCGATCGCCGAGATGATGGGCGGGGGCGCTGAGTGACGCGACCGCCTAAAGAGTCTGTCTACGACACCGTCTACGAGAAGCATCACGCCGCGGCCATAAAGGCGCTCTACAACGGCTCGGCGACACCCGAGCAGCAGAAGATGGCTCTGGTGTGGATCGTCACGAACGCGGCTCGGTATAACGAGACGACCGATCGCGGCGAGCGTACGCACGAGACGTCGTTTGCGAACGGCCGGCGTTTTGTCGGCGAAGTGATCGTTAAACTTCTGAACATCAACCTCGAAATTTTTGGAGAGAAACATGGCGACTGAGGACGCCGTCGTTGAGACGGAAAACTCTGAAGTCGATACCGACATTCAGACGGACCAGGTTACGGACGACAACGCGCCGCCCAGCGAGGCTGAGACCCCTGCGGCGGAACCGGAAGGCGGCTGGCCGTCCGACTGGCGCCAGCGCATCGCGGGCAACGACGCCCAGGCGCTGAAGCGTCTGGAGCGGTTCACCAAGCCCGAAGACATCTTCACATCCTACCGCAACGCCGAGAAGAAACTCAGCGAGCGGGCGCCGGCGAAGCCGGGCGACGACGCATCCGACGCGGAGATCGCCGCCTGGCGGAAAGCGAACGGCGTCCCCGAAACACCGGACGCCTACGAATTGAAGCTCGAAGAGGGCTTCACGATCGGCGAGGAAGATAAGCCGATCATCGACGACTTTCTCGCCGTCGCACATCAGCACAACCTTCCGGCCGACGTCGCGAAAGACATGGTCGAGTGGTATTACGCGACCCAGGACGCGCAGGCGGCGGAGCGCGCCGAGGCGGACGAGGCGGCGAAAGACGCCGCGTACTCCGAGTTTCGTGAGACCTGGGGCGGCGATTTCAAGACGAACCTGAACATCGCCGGCAACGCTTTCGCCGAAGAGCCTGAGCTGGCTGACATGGTGTTTAGCGCGCGGCTTGCGGACGGAACGCTTTTCGGCAATAATGTGAAGGCGATGGACTGGTTGGTCCGTCTTGCGCGCCAAGCGAACCCGGTAGCGACCGTGGTTCCGAACGCCGCAGGCGAACCCGGCAAGGCCATCAACGACGAGATCGCGCAGCTTGAAGCTGAGATGGGCGACTCGAATAGCCGGTACTGGAAAGACCCCGGTCGCCAGGCCCGCTATCGAGATCTCATCGACGCCAGAGAGGCGCACCAAGGCTCGCGGTAACCCGGCTTTGCCGGCCCGCGGGGTTTCAGGTCTCGTCACATAGCAGATCAAGAGGCCCCGCGGGGCTTCCGAGGCGCGGCCCGTAAGGTAACCCGCACTGCCCCGGACACACGCGGACAACCCGTCGAGATATGCTTCTTTCGTGCAACCTAACGAGAGGAGTACGGCGCAATGTCCGTTCTCGCTGCCCAAACTCAATTTCGCCAGGAGTTCATCGCAGGTTTCGAACAGACGAAATCGCTCCTGCGTCAGTCCGTCACCACCGAGGCCCAGATCAAGGGTAACTCCGCCATCTTCGCGGTCGCCGACTCCGGCAGCGCGACGGCGGTGACCCGCGGCGCCAACGGCCTCATCCCCGCCCGCACCGACACCATCGCCCAGAACACGGCGACGCTCGTCGAATGGCATGACCTGGTGCGCCGCACCGATTTCGACATCTTCGCCTCGCAGGGCGACGGTCGTCGTCTGATGCGCGACACCTCGATGGCGGTCGTCAATCGCAAGATCGACTCCGACATCCTGACCATTCTGGCGACGGCGACCCAGACCACGGGGACGACCACGACGGCCGACCTCGACTTGGTCATGTATGCGGTGACCATTCTCGGCAACAACGAAGTGCCGATGGACAACAACATCACGGGCGTCATCACGCCGGCGTTCTACGCCTACCTGATGGCGACCGCTGAGTTTGCGTCCGCCGACTTCGTGAACAACAAGCCGTTCACCTCGGGGCAGATGATGTTCCGCTGGGCCGGCGTCAACTGGATCGTTCACCCGAACCTGACGGGCAAGGGCACGAACGCCGAGAAGTGCTACCTGTACCACAAGTCGGCGATCGGCCATGCGGTCAACACCGCCGGCATCCAGACGAAGATCGGCTACGACGACGAGCAGGCTTACAGCTTCGCCCGTTGTTCGATCGACATGGGCTCGGTGCTCCTCCAGAACACCGGCGTCGTCGTCATCACCCATGACGGTTCGGGCTACGCTGCGGTCTAACCGCAGCGTTCCTTGACACCGCCTGAATAGGAGCAAGAGCAATGGCTTACGCCACTTCGAACCCACCCACGCTGATCGCCGAAAGCCTTAATGGCGGCGGCAGCCTCTGGCTCTACAAGTCCGCAGACGTCGACTCCGACGTGAACGGCGCCGGCTACATCACCAACGCCGGCGACCTCGGCATGGCGGCTGGCGACATCGTTCTGGTGATCGACACCACCACGCCGAAAGGGTCGTACCACTACGTCGCGAGCATCAGCTCCGGCGCGGCGACCCTGGCCTTCGGCGCCGTCGCCTGACGGCTGCCGCAAGCGGCATTTACGGAATGCGGGTCGGTCGGCTACAATGCCGCCGACCCGTTTCCATTTCTGGAGCCTTCTCATGGCCCTGACGCCGACCCGCATCAAGCTCGCCGAGTTCGACCGTTCGACCTACGCGATCAACCCGCCCGCTGGCTCCGAGTTCGAGGAAGTCCTCGACCCGAGGTACTGGGCGCACCTTGCGGGCCAGCTCCGCGTCGGGGACGTCCTCGAGGTCAAGCCGGACGACATGTCGTGGTGGGCCTTGCTGCTCGTCACCCAGGTCGGCCTCGTTCAGGCCAACGTCGCCGTCCTGATCGGCCCGGTTCAGATCGACGGCGCAGACGTCGCGCCTGACCCGGAGCTTGAAGACCACGTTCTGAGGTTCGCGGGCGGCCGCATGCGCTGGTGTGTCTTGCGCGTTTCCGACCGAGAATATGTGTTCAGCGGCGGCACGCGCGACGAGGCTGTCGCGTGGATGGAGTCGCGCGCAGCGGCGGTCGCCGCAGCGAAGCTCAAGCAGGGCGTCGTCGAGGAGCGGCCGGAACCCAAGGCCGCAGAACCGGAACCGGCTGAAGAAGACGCATCCCCGGCCGGACGCCGGCGTCGTCGAGCGAGCGTCGCATGACTAGCACGCGCCTAGAGCTTTATAATCTCGCGGCGCTCCACTGCTCGGAACGCCCCATCGCCG